GAGTACCCCGACTTTGAAGCCCCTACCGTCCAAGACGGTAAACACGCGGGAGTCATAGGAGTGGGTGGTCTACTTTTAGCTCGTTTCCCTATTGAATCTAAACAAGAGCGTGACGCATATTTCCGTGGTAAAACCTCAGATCAAATGCAAGCTGTTGATAACGATTTGTTCCGGGAAGAGCATAGTTCGATGCCTATCCTTAAACCAGATAGGCAATCTCGTGTAACCTTCGGGGCTAAAGGTGGCTCCGAAAATTAGAAGGATCTTAGAGCATGGCAAATATTGATGCTGCTTTCGGACTACGTCCGTACAAGATGCTCGGGGCTGGTGCAAACACCAACGGCTTGATGACCTTCAAAATCCAGACTTCAGGAACGGCTGGTACATCTTCTGTAATTTATGAAGGTACGCCTGTTATTCCTCTTGCCAATGGTCTTGTGGATATTGTAGGTGCGGCGGCTGGTGGTACTGTACCCCTCCTCGGTGCGTTTATGGGTTGTAATTACACTGATCTTAACGGTACTCCCGTTTGGACAAACAAGTGGCCAGGAACTGCCTCTGTAAAGAGCGGGACTGAAGCGACTGCTGTGATTGCGGCTCACCCTGATCAGCTCTTCCTCATCAATTGTGATGCGGCGGCGGCTGATACACTTGTTCACGCGAACGCTAATTTTGCAAGCGGTACATCTGGCGATGCGACGACTGGTAAGTCGTCTGCTGAACTGGCTGTATCAACAGCAAATACGACTAACACCCTGAATCTGCGTATTATCGGTTTTGAAGATTCCCCTTCAAACGATGATGCGACTGTTCCAGGTCGTCTAGCGATCGTGATGCTTAACAACCACTTCTATCGTTATGGTGCTAACGGTACTGGTGCTGGCGTCTAAGGAGGGTTCGTAGATGGCTATTTCAAGAGCACAACTGCTAAAAGAGCTTGAGCCTGGACTTAACGCTCTGTTCGGTATGGAGTACGATCGGTACGACAACGAGCACGCTGAAATTTATGAGACCGAAAATTCTGATCGGGCTTTTGAAGAAGAAGTGATGCTTGCTGGCTTCGGTCAAGCTCCAACAAAAGGTGAAGGTGCGGCTGTTAGCTACGATTCAGCTAACGAAGCATTTACCGCTCGCTATACACACGAAACTGTGGCACTGGCGTTTGCGATCACTGAGGAAGCTGTAGAGGATAACCTCTATGACCGCCTCAGCTCGCGTTACACTCGTGCGCTGGCTCGTTCTATGGCAAACACCAAACAGGTGAAAGCGGCCTCAATCCTTAACAATGCGTTTGATAGCAACTTTGCTATTGGCGATGGTAAGGAATTGTGTGCTACTGATCACCCGACTGTTGGTGGCGGTAACTTCCGGAATGAACTGTCAACTGCGGCTGACCTCAACGAAACATCGCTTGAGCAGTCACTGATCGACATTTCTAACTTCATTGACGAGCGTGGTCTTAAGATCGCACTTCGTGGTATGAAGTTGATCATTCCTACCAACCTCCAGTTTGTTGCCGAGCGTTTGATGGCATCTAATCTGCGTCCTGCGACTGCAGACAATGACATCAATGCTATCCGTAACATGGGTATGCTTCCTGACGGTTATGTGGTTAACCACTTCCTGACCGATACAGATGCGTTCTTCATTAAAACGGATGCGCCTAACGGCTTCAAGCATTTTGTTCGGACTCCAATGCAAAACAGCATGGAAGGCGATTTCGAAACAGGTAATGTTCGCTACAAAGCTCGTGAGCGTTACAGCTTCGGTGTTTCCGACCCACGCTGTGTTTTTGGTTCTCCTGGAGCCTAAACAAAATTCATCAAAATGGAAGGGCGGCTTTTCAGCCGCCCTTTTTTGTTATATAGTTGAGATATCAACCTTGACTGCGTAAGCAGACACTAGCCACGACAAGGAGATACACATGGCTAAATCGACCTTTTCAGGTCCAGTTGTTTCTAACAACGGCTTCATTACTGCTGGTTCTGATTCTGTTGTAAACATTACAGCTGAGACCAGTCTCACCTTTAACGCACACGCTGGCCGCATTATTGAAATCAATGATGCAGACGGTGCTGTTACCCTGCCTTCGATTGCTACGGCTGAAATCGGTGCAGTTTACCGTTTCTTCATTGGCACAACAGCTTCTGATCTTGATATTAAGACAGATGGTACTGATAAGTTTGTTGGTTCTATTTCTGTTGGCATCACCAATAGTACACATAAGCGGTTTGTTCCTGGAGCAACTAATGATGTGATTTCAATGAATGGTACTACCACTGGTGGTATTGCTAACAGCTATGTTGAAATTACTGCTCTGGCTACTGCCGAGTATATGGTTCAAGGACAGTTGATTGGGTCAGGCACGATTGCTACTCCTTTTGCTGATAGCTAAGAGGGGCGTAATCCATGGCTGGATCTGATGTACAATCAAAGCGGTTAACTGGCACTGGCTCTGCTGGTGTTGGTCCTGCGCGTATCCGTCAGATACAGGTTCTAACCACGACAGGTACACCCCGCCTTACCATTACAGATGGTGATGGCGGGGCTACCGTTTTGGATTTAGATTTCCTTGCATCTGATTCACACTCAGTAAACATCCCTGCAGAGGGTATTCGTGTAACAGATATTTATGTGTCTGCTTTCACTAATATCACTGCTATGACGGTGTTTTATAACTAAAGGAGACTCGAATGGCTCGTGAAGTTAGCTCTATTACAAGAGTTGGAACCTCTGAGCCGTTCGAGCTTCAAGTTGCCCGTGGGCAAGTTGCTTATCACTCTGCTGTGCATAAGTTCGGTGCTGTGCCTTCTATGTCTGTAAGCACAACAGGATCCATTTGGGATATTGATGATACACTATACCCGTGGTCGTCTTTTTCTTCAGCTAGTACGCTTACTGTAGACAGAGCAAGTGCTTCTGACGCAGATAAAACTATCACAATAGTTGGCCTAGATGCGGACTATAATGAAATAACAGAAAATGTGACGCTTACCTCTGCAACCGGAAATGCTACCACGCAATCCTTTTTAAGGGTGTATCGTGCGTATATGTACAATGGTTCAGCAACAAATGTGGGCAATATCGATATAAAAGTAAGTGCTACCACCGTTGCTCGCATAACTGCGGGTAAAGGTCAAACTCTTATGGCTATATATACTGTTCCTGCTGGATACACAGCATACTTGACCCAAGGTGTAATGAGCGTTAAATCGGGTGCAGATGCAACAGGCGACTTTTTTGTACGATATAGTGGTGAAACAGCCTTCCGTATCGCACACACTTTTGAGGTGGCTTCTGCTGAATATTTTTATGCTTTTGGTATCCCGTTTGCCGTGCCTGAAAAATCAGATATTGATGTAAGGGCTAGTGTAAGGTCAAACAATGCGCGAGTCACAGCGGCTTTTGATATGATTCTTATTAGGAATGGGAGTTCGTTTTAATGGCTACGACTAAAAATGTCAAACGCACCCCTAGCGGTAAATTAAGCTACAGAGGAGAAACTTTTAGTGGGTACAATAAACCCAAGCGTACTCCTGGAGCAAAACGCAAGTCTGCGGTGTTGGCTAAAAAGGGTGACCAAGTAAAGTTGGTACGGTTTGGTGACCCTAATATGAAAATTAAAAAGAGCATCCCTGCTAGACGCAAGTCTTTTAGAGCTCGCCATAATTGTGCCAGTGCTTCCGATAAATTCTCGGCAAGGTATTGGTCATGCAAGGCGTGGTAAAATTTATGGCAGACCGTGGTGTACATGACTTGGAAATTGAGTTTACCGAGTGGAAGACAAAACAAGATCATTTAGTTCGTCATGTGGATGAACTTCATGAGGATATGAAAGAAGTAAAAAAGGCTGTGTTTCAAGCTAAGTGGATGTTGATTGGGGCTGTGGTGGTTATTGGTTTGACAAACAGTGGTAGCCTTTTGGAACTTATTAAGTTGATGAAATAATGGCAATGACACGGGGACAAATGCGAAAGCAAGTAGAAAAAGCTCCCGCTTCTAAAAAGAAAAAGAAGCGTAAAATCCCTGCCAAATATTTAGCTGGTCTTAGTTCTGCTGATAAGGCCAAGCGTAGAAAAGAGATACAGCGGAACGCTAAAAAGTCTTCAAAGGATCCTTCTGCATATGTTTTCCCTAGCGATTATACGAGCTCTGGAGCTAGAAGGAAGACAAAAGAATCTAAGTATACAAAA